CGAGCAAACTCGGTGCGTTCTGCTCGCTGATGTACTTCCCATGTAAGTTCTTTTAATTTGCTCATAGATCTTCTTCAATTTTTATACGCAACGGAAAGCCGTTGTCTCTTGAAAGCGATGTAGCTTCGAGGGCTTTTTGTTCAGCAATTTCGTAGCTGTAAACTCCTACTACACCGGAACCCTTTTCATGTATTTCTAAAGTTATGTTAGTTGCAGTTTTTTCACTGTGCTTAAACAATTCTATCAAAAGAGAAACCACAAACTCCATAGGAGTTTTATCATCGTTTAGGAAAACAACTTTGTACAAACTCGGTTCCTTTTTTTTGATTTTGATCTTTTCGTCAATGATAATATCTGTATCTGCACTCATAATATTCTCCGTTATATAATCGGGGGAGGGATTTCTCCACTCCCCCTAGACCTTATTAGCCTTCGATAAGATTTGCTACATTAATAGCAATTTTTTTAGGTTGAAGTTCTTCGGGGACATTACGCTTGAGATGAATGTTTAACATGCCAAGTTCTAATGTTGCGTTAGCAACTTCAATGTGTTCAGCTAATGTGAATTGTCTGCGGAAATTACGCCCGGCAATGCCTTTGTGCAGATACTTCACATCCTCACCCCCGATAGGAGCAGTTCCTTCAACAGTTAGAGTATTCTTATCTAGTGTAATATCTAGATTGTCCATACCGAAACCTGCGACTGCAATTGAAATCATCCATTCGTCGTTGTTGATCTCGGCTACATTGTATGGAGGATACCCTGTGCTTTTACTGTTTGCAAAATCTCTTTGTAATTCGTCAAACAGTCTGTCAAAGCCAACTGTTGCTCGGGTAAATTGTGGGAAGTCTAGAGTCATAGTTCTTGTCATTTTGTTTCTCCTTAGTTAAGCAAGAATATGTTTGAACCCTTTCGGCGTTCAATTTTATTTACCAATTGTAGTTTTCTCATACACACTATTATGTGTTTGTGTACAACGGATAAATGTCGCACATTTAGGTAGATGCTTTATATTAGCAGCACCTACATATGTACAGGTTGATCTAACACCCCCGAGGATCTCTTGTACCGTATCGGCTACGGATCCTTTGTAAGGCACTAAGACCGTCCTGCCTTCTGACGAACGATAGTCTTTCAATCCGCCAAAATGCTTGTCGTTTGCACTTTTACTACTCATACCGTAGAACTGCACAAACTGTTTCATTTCTCTAACTCGATAACCTTCGTTATCAACTTCTGCTGTTTCATAAAACTTTGTGATTACTTCACCGCCACCTTCATCGTGTCCTGCTAGCATACCGCCAGCCATTACAAAGTCGGCACCTGCCGCAAATGCCTTAGCAACATCGCCAGGAGTAGTGCAACCGCCATCGGCAATAATGTGACCACCAAGACCGTGGGCAGCATCAGCACACTCAATAACTGCACTGAGCTGGGGATAGCCGACGCCCGTTTGGATACGTGTCGTGCAAACTGACCCAGGACCAATACCAACTTTAACAATATCTGCTCCAGCAAGAATAAGTTCCTCCGTCATTTCTCTTGTAACTACGTTTCCTGCAATAATTACAAGATGCGGAAACCGTTTACGAACTTCTCGTACATGTTCAGCAAAGTGTTCACTATAGCCATTGGCAATATCCATACACACATACTTTAGGTTGTCTTCACACTTTTCATAAACAGCACAAAGTTTATTAAAATCTGCTGTACTTGTGCCAATACTCATAGCAACATAGTCTGTTCTATACAACCCATCGCCAAAGAAAAAGTCGATTAACTGTTCTGCACTATAAGTTTTGACAAGACAGGTAAAGATACCTTGTTTGCTTAATGCATCTGCCATAGCAAACGTACCAACGCCGTCCATGTTAGCAGCCATCAAAGGAATGCCAGTGTAATGAGGATCGTCGTTGCAATTATTAGGAAAGCCTGGTTCGTAGTTTCTAAACTTTGTGTTACGTTCTAAACTTACTTCACTACGACTTTTAAGTGTACTGCGTTTTGGACGTATCAAGACATCCTTGTAGTCAAGCTTAATGTCTTCTTCAAGTCTCATTAAATCCTCTTACCAGTTTTCTTGGTCTTTAGTCATCTGCTTTTTAAAGCGACGAATGGCTGCTTCTTTTGATTTACGGCGTTTTGTGCCTTTTGACTCGTAATATTCTCGTTGACGAAGTTCTTGGAACAATCCATCTTCTGCCAATCGCTTTTTTAATTTACGCAATGCTTTTGTGACATCTCCATTGTAGACATCAATCTTGGTGCCTCTAACAACTTGTTCTTTAGCGTGTTTACTCATTTGTTCCTCTAACAAAATTTTCTAGCCAGACAAAGTTATATACTCTGTTCTTGCTTATAAGATTATAAGGTGTAGTGTTGTCTCTTGTCAAGTAAAAAGTATTTGGTTGAGCTATAAAATGAGATAAAAACACACGCACTTCGCTGTCGCAATTATCTACATCAACAAATACAATGTCCATTTTTTTAATAAGATTTATAATCCACTCAACATTATCAAATTTACCTTCATACCAATAAAGATTTATGTGTCTATCACAATTGGTTAAAACATCATTGATAATTTTTAAAGAGTCTGTGTCCGGACATACAATTAAAATACTGTCGGCATCATTGTTTAGTACGTCCGGCGGAGTAATTAATACAATATCATTCATTGATTACAAGATCATCTTCCCAAGGCAACTTGTCTACCTTACCTTTTATATATTGATCTTTCCAAAACTTCACAGTCTGATCTGGATGTTCTGCCTTCCATAACTGTTTTTGATTTTTGTATTCTTCGTCTTGCTCTTTGTGTTCTAGTAGTTCTATTCTTCTTTGTTGCTCATCCAAGTCGACGGCAATGTCTCCTCCATTATCGGAGGTTCCAGTTGAGTCATGCAAGACGGCATCTTGGCTGGTGCTGTTATTGGTGCTGTCTGCAACACTGGTTTCTGTGTCGACATCTTTGGCTGCGGGTGTTTTACTATCTGATTGTTCATTATCAGGTCTAATAGATACATCATTTTCTATATCCTTTGTTGAGTCAACACTTTCTTTCCTGAGTGCCTCCTTGCGAAGTTTTCTTTGAAAGTTAAATGTATGCTGACTTGCAATTAAAAGTAACACAGCCAATGGATCAAACACAAAAATAATCAAAACGATTACCCAGCGTACTGCTTCTTCTAAAAGATCTTTATCTTCAGATTTTCCATAAACAAATTCTGCAAGATATTTGATAGGACCTACTTCTGCTTCTAGTTTTCTATATTCAGACTCAAGTCCATATTTCTGTTCTGTTAAAGTTGATACAACAGTCTCCGCCTCAACAATAATTGAGTTTTGTACTGCTATTTCAGCAGCAACTTTTGCTTGGTCGTTTACGCCTAGTTGCTGTCTAAGTCTATTGATCAATTCGTTGGAGTTTGCAATTTCTGTTTCTGCCAAACCACGTAATCTTTGAATCTCTGCTCTAGCAGTATCAATTACAGGTGATGATAGTTTACTGCTTTCTTGTGCAATTAATTCTGCTAGACGTTGTTTTTCAGCAGTCTGTGCAGTTCTGTATGTTTCAATTGCTTGTGTAGTTGCAGGACCTAATTGACCATCTGCACGAACACCTACTAATGCTTGTAATGCTTTGATGTTGTCAGTTGCAATGTATTGTTCTATACTTTGTAGATTGCCAGTAATTGTAGTTAGTTGTTCTTCATACAATGATAGCCCGCCGCCAAGGCGTTGTTCTTCTTTGGTGATAATACTGTTTTGTTCATCAATTGCTGGTTGAATACGAGTGTATGCACTGTCGATACGATCTTGTTCTTTGTCGATCTGTGCTTGTATTTCTGCGTCACGATCGGTTCCAGCTGTTTCAAGCTCGTTGATTTCTTGTTCTGCTTTAACAATAACATCTTGTTGTCTGAGTATCTGACTGTCTATCTGTTCTAGTCGTGCTATACCGTCTTTGGCACTAGACGTCTGATCAATGTGTGCTTTGGACAAGAATCCAAAAATACCCATTGACGTGATTAGCATTAGAACAACAACAGACACCGTTAGATAAGTTTTTAACCACCATACTGCATGATCCCAATAATAGTGTAACCATACCGCAGTAACCAATTTTGCTATTTCAAGTACACTGCCCATCACAATGATAGGTATAGCAGCCGCAGCAAATATTGCTACAAGACCTGCTACCGAATAGTAAATGGCAACTGCACTGATACTCAATGCTGTTATCAGCGTGATAATTCCTAAACCCATCTAATATTTATCTTACCATTTTTAGCAATATAGCAGTAGATTAATTTCTACGCATTTGTGCAATATCTACAGCATCGCTCTTTTTATCTGCAAAGACAGGAACCATATTGCTCTTGTGCATTGTAGCAACACCCAACAACTGTCGTTCGCCACTATACACCATAGGCTCCTTAGCAGCACCATGTCCTGCAACACGGTCACTGGTCATTCTTGGTCCGGTCTTATAATCAGGAATATCATAAATGCCCACTCGCTGACCTTTTTTGTTAACGGGAAGTTTTGCTTTACCTACACCTACTTTTTTAAGCCAAGCTTCGTGCTCGGCCTTAGCAGCATCAAGTTTTTTGCTCTTAGAAACTTTTTGCTTGCTGTTGTATTTTGTAGTAGTAAGGTAGGGGCCTACGAGGTGCATCGACATCTGAGGTTTTCTCTTTGTTAATAATACAGTCAGTATAACATGCTATAATATTTTGTCAACTAGGAATCAATGAGCATCGTGTATCATCACACAATCTTTTGGCCATTGTTGTGCCATTTTATAACCCCAACTGAGCAACAAATCTACTGCTAAATTACCCTCAGTTCCGTAATATTTTTTAGAATAATTCTTGTTTTCCATTAATATAACCGGACGATACTTTTTGATGGTTTGTTCTGCACCAGCTAGTATAAAAGGTTCGTATCCCTCACAATCTATTTTTATGAATGAAACATTTGCAAGACTAAACGAGTCAAGAGTTTTGCACACAAAATTTCCCGATTTGTTTCTATCAACATAGGTACCGAAAGTGTTTTTAAGATAATTTAGTACTACCGATTCTTCTTTGTCGCTAAGACCGCAATCGCATACCACTACATTTGTTAAATGGAATTTTTCCACATTCTTTTTTAAACATTCTCTAACCGCAGTGTCAACTTCAAACGCATATATTTGAGAGAAATACTGGTGCAAATTGTAACTCATAATACCGTAATTTGCTCCAGCATCAATAGCAGTGTTAAATTCTTTTACATAGCTTAGAGCTGTGTCTAATTTATTTTTTTGATAATCTAAAACACTAGGATTGTCAACGGAATCTGCTCTGCTCAATGCTGATCTCAAAGCTCTATCACCGGGCACTGTTATCCATTCTTCTAATTTCATCTTATTTCATTATCTCAGGCCAATCAGCAGCAACACTCAATGCTTCTACAGATTCATCTAGTTTTGGAAATAGATCGATACCTGTTATTTCTTCTACCTTGTCAACTGACACTGCATACATGGGCAGATCCTTTACAGGAATTGCTTGGTTAGGGAATACAAAACCAATTGCTGTGTTGTTGGTTGCATTGTAAACAACTTTCCAAATATACTGAGGGACACCAACAGCACCCGGTCCTATAGTCAAATATCCTTCTTGATATATTGTACCACTTACAACATAGATATCATTGGTTAGTGCAGTGTTTCTTACACCCAATTCCAGTATACGCCAAATACCTCTATTGTTGTTTGGCGTTTGTGGAATCATGTTGCTCAAGAAGAAACTTTCGCTCATTTGTTCTTGGCTAGCTCTGTTGTTTGCTGCTGGGGCTAGATGTCCACGATCATAAGGTTCACCACTGTAATCTTCAAGTGTAGCTTCTTTGTCATCCGGAATTAAATCGTCAGGTCTAAAGTCATCTTTACGCTTTGCTGGCCCATTGATATCCAAGTCATTGAGATGTTCTACAACATATTCTGCTGTTTTGGTATCATATCGATAATGAATGGCATAATTGCTGTGGCACACGTACTGTGTGTTTTCTGTGATTGAACTCACAGGTGCACCATGAATGGTATGCTGCGGGCAGTTGTCGTTGATAGGGTTTGCAAATGCTGCAAATGGAAATAGTGCTAATAGATACAGTGCTTTCATCTTTTCTCTCTTTACAGGTTACGCGATAACATTACGCTTAGGAGATCCCCATAGGTCTCTTGCATTTACGCGAATGTATTTTTTATTGGTTTCGTTCTTGTTTGGATTTTCTATTGTAAGGACCACATTCTTACCTTTGGCCCATGCTGCACGTTGATTTACAATACGCTGTCCAGTTGCCATATAGTCTTTTCTCATACTGTGTTTAACACTACGACTGACATTGCTGTGAATTCCTTGGCTAATAAAACCTGAACTCTTTCCGCCTTTTTTACCCATTTGCTTTCTCCTTTGTTGCAATGCCCTCTATTGTATTTATTATCTACGCATAAAATAAAAGGCCCCCGAAGGAGCCTTTTGTTGTTGTATTTCCAATATATTAGAATGCGAAGCTGATGCTTGCAGTTGGAGCAAAGTCTTTGGTGTTGATATCGTAGTTAGCACCTGCACTTAGATCTGCACCACCTAGAGCATAAACATACTCACCGCCAATGTTTTGGAATGCATCGTTGTTGTCGCCGTTTACATATGCTGTTACGCCATATGCACTTGCTACAGTTTCGTAACCAAGAGTTTCTAAATCTACATCATAAGTTACA